AAAGAGGCTTACAGCAAGAAGGCTCCGGCTGAGGTTGATGAGCTGCAGCTTATTGATGAGACACCGACACTGAAGTTCTATATGGACCCGAAAGACAATACCATCGTAGTGGGAATCCGCGGAACGGTCCCGACGGACAGCGCCGATGTGAAAGCGGATGCTATGATTGCTATTGGTAGCCTAGAGAAGAGCGCACGATACAAGAAGGACTTACAGAAGATTATTGAGTTCCAGAAGCGCTACCCTCCTTCCGTGTATGACTACTACGGTGTTGGTCACTCACTGGGTGGCGCTATTCTGGACAGCTTTATTGACCACGGCTATCTCATATCGGGGCTGTCCTACAATCCCGCTGTTCAGCTAAAGCACGTCCTCAATGAGAATCTGGCCAATGAGCGCATCTACGCAGAGAACGATCCACTCTATAACACTTACAAGAACTTTCTCAAAAAGACTCCCGAAGTCCGACGGGCGAAGCGAAGCACGTTCCAGCAGATTGCACGACACGTCCCCTATGTAGGCAAGATATACGACACACTGCAAGGCCATCTGCTGGACCAGTTCAGTGGTGGCCGAAAAAAAAAAGTCCATTATCACTATTTATGAAACAGCTTAAGGATGCTGATTTTTCTCCGAACGAATACCTCCGTCAAGCCAAAGCACAAGCACGGAAGGCGGGACTGGATGATTCATCACTAACGTTTGCATCCGATGGGATACACAAGTTAGAAATCAAGAATGAGAAGGGCAACATCCGTCGATTCGGACGTGTCGGGTATGGCGATTACCTCATTTGGTCTCACTTGGAGAAACTGAAGAGAACGCCAGTGGGGAAATCGGCCGAATCTCGGAAGCGATTCCGAGAGTCACACCAACGGATCCGAGGGGCGTGGCGATCGGACAAGTATTCGCCAAACAATCTGGCGCTGTCTGTGTTGTGGTAGGTGCTACGTTCGCAGATAAGCCGCGGCGAACGGGAGACGAATGGCCTCCACCACGCCAAGCATCTAGAGGGCCTTCTGCCCACGGGACACATCTCTCTGAAACATACTGCATCGTTGTAGCATGTTTCAGAATGTTATTAGACATCTTTACCTACTAAGGAATATTTTTTAGAGGCTGACAATCCACCAGTTGGCGAAAGTCGGATTCGCAAGGCCTTGTGTGGTGCCGATAGTAAATGAGACTCCGGGCTGGACAGTGACATAGAGAGAGTTGTTATCGTTCGGACTGGATGCAAACGTAGCCATTACGATAGACGTTGCGGTAATGCTAGGGTAAGGGATTATAAGAACTGTCGGAGCGATGGGGTCCGGCACGAAAAGCTCTACTTGCCCACACTGTTCTCCGGGAGTTGGGGCCAGACCATTCACAGCGCGTTGCATATAGATAGGGAGACCAGCAGCGACACCAGCGGCGACACCAGCACCAGCAGCTAAGAGAACTGGCCGAGGCTCCTCAAGCTGGGGGAACATCGTGAGCGGGACACCTAACTCTACTGCCGAACCGATCGGGGCCGACAGTGCTGCCCCCGCCAGTAGCTGGACCGTGCTGCGATAAACGGCTTCACCAGTTGTGTCCGATGATCCATAGCATGTCAGTCCATCGTATCCGACAGTCACAGCATCCGCGATGAGATTGTCAGTGCTGTTGTATCCTCGGTATAATGACTTCGCCATCTTCCTTTATGAATACTACTAAGATTTTTTTGGAGGCCGGTTACATCAATCGCTCAGAAAGCTTACGACGGCGACCGCCGGTTCCCGCACCCGTTCCAGCACCAGCACCGGCACCCGTCCCGCAGCCCATCCCCGCGCCGGTTCCCATACCGTGCTGCGTAGGCTTCGTGTGGTGATAGACATCGGAGGCCTTGGACAGAACGTTGGCTAGAGAAGCCATCATGCCCTTGCCGCCCACGTGCCGGTGGAGCATCTCGTGGGTAGGCTGTGCCGCCAGAGGTGCAGAGATGATGTCTTGCTCCGACAGCACACCCTTGATGATACGGGAGCTGCCACGGATGGACTCGAAGAAGCCGCTATTTACCGTTATGACATACAGCTGGACACCGCTCTGGCTGACACCAGAGGTGTTCTTGACTGTGATGTTGAACTGGAATGTGAAGTTTCCTACCAATGAGCAGCTCTGGCCCGTTTGCAGCGTAATATCTTGGCTGGGCTTGAGAACCAGCGGACCGCCGACCAGCGGCACACGGCCCCCGCCACCGACAGTCCCCTTCACTCCGCCACCGCCATTGGATCCAGAGAGTGCATCGGGAGCGCCCGAATGTCCCATACCGGCCCACGTGTTCCAGTCCAAATCAAGACCGTTCTTGACGGAAATCTGATACAGCTGCTCCGCAGTCTGGCTGGACAGCAGACCAGAAAAGTTGTCAAAGTTGATAGTCAGCGGGTTGGTCACACCGTCAAGGGAGGTCGCCACCGGCAGATACCAATCGCCTTGGTCTGGAGTCAGAGACGATGCGGCCGGTTTGCAGTAGATGATGAACAAATCCGGAATCTGGGGGAGCGTGATGGTCTGCGACTGGATCTGGACCGTATCGTTCGGAGCGATGGAGCCAGACTGGTAAGTCGTGATATACCTCGGATACTCGGCGTAACCGACCACAGACTTGGGCGGCAGCGGGACATCCAGAGATGGCGTGAGAAACTGCACATTCACGCGGCTGTTCTGGAACGGTGAGTTGGCGGGAACGGTATTGAACTGCGCGGGAGAGATGACTCTGTGGTAAAAGCTCGTGGCGCGGACGATACGGGAAGGAGACTGCATGTTCATGATGAGCTGGATGTTGTTGATGCCGAACAGACCCGTATCCCACTGGTGGGAATCTGAGAACGTGAAGGGCGACAGCACCAGCTTCTCCGTGGAGGTCCATCGGAAATAGACACGGAGCTGGTCACCACCCTCACCGTCCGTGTATTTGAGAGGTAGCCATGCGGGGGCTGCCGGAGGTGTTCCTACGACTGGAGTGACCGCCATCCATACTCGGTTCCCACTGACGGCGATCTTTCCAGAACCAGCGGGGGCAGCCGGAGGAAGAGCGCCGGTGTAGTCATATGTCGCACTCCAGAGACTCGGGATGAGGGGGACACCTTGGTCTCCGCAATACGGGGCAAAGGTTCCGTTCAGCGAGAATGCGGGATACTGAGCATTCCCATCCACATACGTCTGGGGCAGAGACTCACCCGTCGGGGTTGTATAGACCACGTTGTAGAAAGCACCATTGGGAGTCTCCGAGAACTCCGATGCCAGTTCGATACCACCCAAAGGGTTATTGATTGCACCCGCGCAGTCGTTGTAGCTCTGATACTTGTCCAACATCGTCGGGCAAGTCCGCTGCAGACGGTTCTTCTTGTAGTCCGTCAGACGGAGGACCTCCTTCAGCACATCTTGGGAGTTGATGACAGAAGTGGTGTCATTGATGGTCGCCGTCAGCGTGGAGCAGAGAGAGTTCAGCGGCAGAGCGCACAGCGCCCAATCCCGACCATACTGCGCAACCGTAGAGAGAGGCAGCAGAGCTTGGGTAGGGGTGACATCAATATACATGTAGCACGTAGAGGTCCAATCTACGCCACGATCAACATACACGTTCTCTGAGGGGACATAGATGTTATACGTGTGCTGGGACTGGGTCGCAGCGATGGCGTTGAACGGCGCATTGGTCACGCTGAGCGCACCCTTACAGACCGCAAACTTGGGGCGTGACTGGACGATACGGCTGTCAAAAACGGCCAGTTTCTCAATGTCGGCGCTCATCTTTATGAATAACACTCAGATTTTTTTTGAGTTATGTTATCCGGTCTATGTGTTTGAACATCACCTTGATGCTCACCGTGGAGAGGTTGGTCATCGTAATCGGGGTGTATTCGCCAGAGAGACGGTTCTTCCACTTGACCACAATCTGAATCTGCTGGATGGGGGTCTTGCTCTTGCAGAAATCCGACAACCGATACTCCGCCGAAGGTGCATAGTAGATGAACTTGCGGTAGTCCTCAGCCCCGCCGATGGTTGTGTCCAGTGCAATGTCCGTGATGATAGGCTGGAAAGCAGACGGGGCGGTCGCCGTGGATACACCTACATTCCCCGCGGTGCTGTTGTCGTAATAGACCGGAGCAGCCGTGGCCTCCGCCAGAACCGGCAGCAGATTCGTAAGGAACACGATGCTCTCCACTGGACTCCACACGCTCGTCGTAGAGCCGTAGTCTTGCTCCAGTAGCCAATACACACGGTTCAGAGCATTCGGAATCAGCTCCGTTCCATCGGGGTTCAGCGGCGTGAAGCCCAGCGGCGCTGTGCCTTCGAATGGCTGCAGTCGTTCATCCAATGTGTTCTGGTAGTTCTTATTCACTACCAGCAGCTCGTAGGTGTATCCCGCGGGTAGGTTCGGGTCGTTATGCGTAATGTTAGGATAGTTGCTGAACAGATTCCACATGTTCGTATTGAAGAAGAGCTTCATCCGAGGAGGATACAGCAGCGGGGCTACGACCGGTCCCCATGTGATGAGCCGCTGTCCGAACCCCGCTGAATCACACTGAATCACGAACTTCTTTGTAGGAGAGTCATAGCGCATCTGAGGAGGATACACCTCATTGACGAAGTCACCGAACGTTGGGTAAGGGAAGGAACCCGCTAGACCGCCTTGCACAAGATACTGAGTATAGAGTGCGTTGTAGGTGTCTTGATACGCACACGTGGATGCCGCGCCCTTCACTGCACTGTTCTGAGAGGGGTCATACATCGTGAGGTTCCACAGATTGACGAAGTAAGCATAGGTAGTGACCCAATAATACTTGCTGGTCACATCTTGGGTCTGGCCTACAGTGGCCGGAACACCTACCCAGAAGCGTCGGTTCGTCGTCGGAGTGCCTACGGGGACTCCCGCTGTCCAATACGGAGAGCCGACGTAGGGCTGTGGATAAGGCGGCGTGGCCGGTAGAGGAGCCGTAAGCACCCAGATGGTTCCATTATACTGCACGATGCTTCCTACACCATACTGCTGCTGGTTGTTCCACGCAGACTGGCTCTGGATCTGCCAGAACGGTCCCAGATACTCGCCATATTGATTCGCCGCCGTATCGCTCACAATATTGCCCAGTTTGTATGACCCCGTGATGCTCCACTGCCCGACAAAGTCCTCACTGGCCATCGTGCGCGGGAGCGGCTCATTCACGAACTCGGGCTTAAAGACGATCGGACGTGCCGGTGGATTCACCGACACTTCTCCGACGGGACCTACGAATGTCTGTGTCCTCGGCACCGCCATCCGATACACTGTGAGGTCAGCATTGGACTGGCCCGTCCCATCTTGAATCGTCGGAATAAACAGAGGAAGGTTGCGGTTTGCACCGTCCATCGTGAAGCGAATGATGGAAAAATAATAGTTACTCGCATTCCGCAGCAGCGCCTTGTCACGAGTCTCATCAAACACTATCGCGGGGTCCGCTGCTAGACTGTCCGATGTCCGGTTATTGACGATATCTGCATTATAATACAGATAGTCTGGTTCTGGACCGTCATCTGTCTGTTCAAAACTGGACCGATACTGCGCCATCTTTCTATACCTTAAGGCTATATTTTTTCACTACTTTCTTAACCGTTCATAAGTGACCCCGCTTACGAAATCGTCGGGAGAGAGTTTGCTCTTGTCTATGATGGACTTGTATTTTTCCAGTGAGTATGGACCATACAGACATCGCACGACGCAGTGCCGTCCGCATGTGCTAATCTTCTGAGATTCCTTCTGGAAAGCGCACGTATTGTAAAACACGGGCTGCCCCGACGCTTTCAACAGCTGAGTCAGTCGCGGCTGACGCTCATTCAGTTGATCAAGCAGAGAAATCGGCACTCCATTCTTCTGCATCTCTGGTGCCTCGCCATACGGATCAAAAAACTCAATGCCCTTCTTCTTACGAAGCATACAACACCAGTGGCCTTCCGTCGGCGATGTGGTGAGAAACAGAAGGATGCACCGGCCTTTCGCATCAAAGCACTCATCTATGCTGCGAACGCGATTCAAATCGGGGTATGTCATAATGCTGATGTCGTCGCCAAGCATCTTCCGTATGTCGGTATCCGACAACGGGTAATCCTTTACTCTGCCGAGACCATCCATTTCTTATTCTTCTTGCTGTTTTGTTTTTATGAATGTAGGCAATGTAGGGTGATGTAGGGTAAATCGCATCTATTCCCTAGGGCGATGGACCAATCCGTCTGGCACCCCCAATAGATGCGATTTACCCTACATCACCCTACATTCCCTACATTCTCTCTACATTCAATAAGATGAGCTTCAGTAGTCCCTTCTGCAAAGACTGGAAGAAGAAGGAACCCAAGATAATAGATCTGCGACCAGAGAAGTTCAAGACTCCCAAACCAGTCGTGTCGCAGTCATCGGGACGACAGCTTCTGAGCAAGACATGTTCTCTCATGGATTTGTTTTGGTTAGACCGATGGTTGGAAAACTTTATCCGTTCGCGGAGTCTCCCCCCACCGTGTGCTGGAAAGGATGCCTTCAACGCACTCACGCAGATTCTGAC